CTGCATACAAAAATGCAAGTCCTATATTACGTATACCTAAAACAACTGTACAAAGTATTTGGGATATGTCAGCAGACATGACATTTGATCCTTTAAGGGTTGCAAGACAGATAAACTTAGAGACAGCTACTATTGCACCAACACTAATTGGCAATGGTTCAGGAGCAGTTGAAGGTGAGATAGTATTAACAGCATTGCCAACAGGGCCTATTACAGGACCATATGGTACATCAGATAATACATATGCTTTCGCCGATCAAAACCCAGAAGCTCCAAACTTTACAGGAACAGAACCATACGGTCCAGATACTATGGACTATCGAGCAGATACTGATCCACGATTCCAATTCATTGCTCGTAGTAGTCCAAGAAGCTTTGGCTATACAACTGGCTATTTAGATGGCACTGCAGAAGCACCAAATGGATTCCCAACAGGGGCAGGAATTGCTTTCCCGCAAAATCCAGAAGTGGGTGCATACTTCTTACGTACAGATTATCTACCGCAAATTCTCTATCGTTGGGATGGTAGAATATGGGTTCGTATATCTAAAAATGTCAGAACGCCTACAGGATTCACTGAAACAGATTTGTCACAACAATCTAGCTTCATAAATAATAGTAATGTAACAATAACAACTGATGGTACAAGTATACCACAGAAACAAGCATTGTCAACTATTTTGACAATAGCACCAGATCCAATTCCACCGGTAATATAATATATGGCAGCTTTCTTTTATGATAATCAGGTCCGCAGATTTCTAATTCAATTTGGAAAAATCTTTAGTAATTGGTATGTTACTAAAGGTAAAGACCCGGCAGGTAATGAAATACTTGTTCGTGTACCAATTATGTATGGTGATTCAAGTAGACAAGCAAGTACTATTATTGCTAACAATAGTGCTAGCAATTTACCTAGCGCACCGTTAATCACTTATTATATTACTGCTTTAGAATACGATCAACGTAGAACACAAGATCCTACATTCATTGACAAGATACAAGTTCGTCAACGTAGTTACAATACAGAAACTCAAAGTTATGAAACAGTGCAAGGGCAAGCATTTACTGTTGAAAGATTGATGCCTGTACCTTATACATTAAGAATGACTGTAGATTTGTGGACAACTAATTATAATCAAAAATTACAATTGATTGAACAATTAGGTACACTATTCAATCCTTCATTAGAAATACAAAGTACTGATAACTTTATTGATTGGACTTCACTATCAGTTGTTTACCAAGATGGTTTAACCTTCAGCAGTCGTAGCATACCACAAGGTACAGGTAATCCTATTGATGTAATGAGTTGGAAATTCTATATGCCTATATGGATTAGCAATGCGGCTAAACTTAAAAAGATGGGTGTTATTGAAAAGATTATAGCAAGTATATTCTCTGGTAAAGCACTAGATGATATACAGAATGATGATTTATTATTAGGTACACGACAAAAGATTACTCCATATGGATACAAGTTACTATTGATAGGTAATAGTTTACAATTATTACCAGCTAATCAAGATTTTTATCCAAGCAATGAGGATTTAGATTTACCACCTAACCCTAATACAAGTTTGTATTGGTCAAGTCTATTGAATGTATACGGAACTGTAAGACCGGGTATTAGTCAGATATGGTTACAGAATCCTTTTATGGACACTGAGATTGTAGGTACTATTGTGCCTGACCCAGTAGATGATAGATTATTGATATATGATATTGACCCAGATACCCTGCCTCAAAATACATTGGATCCTGTAGACAGCGTGATTAACCCATTAGTCACAGGACCAAATGCAGGGTTACCTCCCGCAGAAAATGGAATGCGTTACTTAATAGTAGACAACATAGGTAGCGAAGGTGATACTACTATCGCATGGGGTAATGTAGTAGCATATGCCAATGATATTATTGAATATGATAGTTCTATGGGAGAATGGTTTGTATCATTTGATAGTGCCCAAGCTACTACAGTTGAATATGTTACCAATTTGACAACTAGCATACAGTATCGCTATGTTAATACCGAAGGTGCATGGATGAAATCTTGGGAAGGCTGGTACGACCAGGGTGATTATAGTATTGTAATCTAATTTACTTTATGCTATAATATGTTAGCATATGAATAATATCTCAGCAGGCGTTTTCTTTTACGCTAAAAATACACAACGATTCCTATACTTACTTAGAACGGATAATAAAAATCCGGGCAATTGGGGAATACCAGGTGGTAAAATAGAAAATGGTGAAACGTTACTTGTAGGTATTGAAAGAGAATGTACTGAAGAAATTGGGTACTTCCCAGATCATGCAAAACTAGTACCAATACAAAAGTTTGTTAATAATACATTCACATATCATACGTTTTTTTGCAAGATAGATGAAGAATTCATTCCAGTATTAAATTATGAACATTGTGGGTATGCTTGGGTAGGTGATAATCAATATCCTAAGCCATTGCATCCTGGGTTATTTAGTACAGTAAACTTTGATGTTGTACAGAAGAAATTAAAATCACTTACAAAAAAAGAGACCTAAGTCTCTTTTTTTATTTTAGCAATTTTGCTATTGTATCAAATCCCAGTGATCCTATTACAACTCCGGCGCCCATCATCATCCATCGCCACTTTTCTAAAGCAGAGATTTTTTCAGACATTGCCTGATGTGCTGAAGAACTAGCGTCCTTCATGCCCTTTAACATCACTCTAGTATCATCGTTGTTTTTTACCATTTCAACGTGTATATCTCTGATATCCGTTTTTATTTCACGAATATCATCGGTGATGTTTTGAACTTCTACCTGAAGAACTGCAATTTCGGTTTCAGTTTTTGGCATTTTAATAGTTCTACCGGTTGCCATGATTAAGCACTAGCAATTACTACGATCGGATTAGGTTGACCGTTAGCCGCATTAGCAGCCGCCGCAGTATTGAATGTAGCAATAATGTCAGGGTTAACACTATATGCAACAGCAGTACCTGTACCAGATCCTGAGGCAGTAGCAGTGAATGTAATACCTGTCATATTAGCCATTGCACCAACTGCTGTCCAGTTTGTTGTACCTGCACTGTAAATTGTGTAAACAGTACCTGCTGATAATGAACCGGCTGCAACTTGTGTTGGGAACACTTCAGAGTTATAGTCATTAATACTTGAAACATATGCTGTAGCAGAGGCTGCATCAGTAGACAAGATGTTCATTGTATTTGGTGTCAACGCTGTATTTGCAACGTTAGCAGTATAGCATTGTGCTGTTAAACCAGTTGTGCCGCCTGTTACTAGATATTTTGTTTTGCCTTTTTGACGAACAATAAAGCCAGCTTCATCATTTGCATAAACAAATGCGGCTCCAGTTGAAGCTACGGCTGCATTTGCAACTAATTCAACTACATCTTGTTGTGCGTCTGGTGTACCAGTAGCACTTGACAAGTCAACTTCAGCACCGCCCAATGTTGTAGAAACAGTAAATGCGGCGGCGTTTGCGATTGCTTTGACAAAGTAAACTTGACCAGAAACTAGACCACCTAAGTTAGCAGTAAATCTTACTGTTCCGTTGGCTAATAATGTTTGAGCATTACCTGAAGTACCAATGATGTTACCTGTATTTTGTGTATTAGCAACCGCAACTGTTGTTAATCCTGGAACTGTGTTTGCAAAACCTATACTAGTGTAGTCTGTGCTACCATTAATGTTTGCGCTTGCTACCTGAATAGCAGAACCAACACTTAATGTATTAGCTAAATCAGTACCAATACCAGTTACATATGCAGTATTTGTAGCAGAATACAATGTACCTGTACCATTAATACCAATAGCAACACGTGTTAAGACTTGTTTACCAACAATACTAGTATTGCCACCAACTACACCGTATGTGTTAGCGTTAGTTGCAGGGAAGCCTGCACCACCGACTGGATTATTGAAGTAAGCATCAACTACACCAACTGACATACTAACTGTTTGACTACTTGTGTCAGTTAATGTTGCCATAACTTGTGGTTGAACACTTAAATCTGTAGCAGATACATCAAATGTAGTGTTTGATAGTATTGAATTTATAAAATATGTAACACCTGCGGTTAGACCACCGACTGTAGTGGCTACTTGGAATGGCATTCCTTTAGCTACACCAACAGTTGGCGATGTTGTTAGATTTCCACCTGATATTGTAACGATACTGCCTGTAGCGGCTGTATCAGTAATTGTTAAGACTGCTTGAGCCTTTGCGATTTTTAGAGGACGTCCCATTTGATTTTCCTTTATAAAATTAGCGGGTTCTAGCCGCTACGCAGTGGGTAACTGCATAAACTTGCAGAATGCAAGTGTATTATATATTTATCTAAAAACTGTATTATTGAGTACCTGTATTGGCATGTGGTGCACCAAGTTCAGTAATACTGAATTCAGATCCTGCGCCGCTACCAGTAGTAAGAAACGCTACTACATTGCCTTGACCGCAATAAACACTATTGTAGGAGTCATTAGCAGAAAAAATTGCTGACTGCTGTGTAGCAATTGCATAAGGAACTCCCGCATTGTTGAAAGTGTATGCAACATTTGATAGTGCTACACTTGCATTAGATGTTAGTGTTAAACTAGTAGCATTTGCAATACTTGATATAATTCCTACGGTTGTTCCGGTTGTGTTACCTATCCAAGCACCAACTGACAGTTGAGTATTAAATGCTGTCCCAACACCAGTGACTGTTGCACTGTTAGTTGCTGCCGTTGCTGTACCAGTACCAGCTACTCTAGGATAACCTGTCACAAGGTGAACACCTACACCCGTAGTTGATATTCTAATCTTGTCCGTAGCAATATTTGCTGATTGTTGTGATACTGCATTGCCTGTATATACGTATGATGCCATTTTATTTTTCCTATTATTTTAAAGTCTTCCGACTGCTACTTCAATGATACCTTCTATACCATCAAAATTTTCTAATGATTTGCCAATTACTGAACCAATATATGGGTGAACCATTGGTCTAGCATAACCTTCGCCGGCACTTACTAGCATGTCACCTTTGCGTACAGTTCCACGAACTTTACATGGCACACGTCCTTGCAATGCTAATGCTACAATATAATCACCTTTACATTGTGAATTCATCACATAAGCTGGATTAGTTGATACTACACCTGCTACCCTTGTTGTGCCATCTTCCGCTATTGTAACTTCTTTGAATCCACCAAATTCTACTACAGTTCCAGATTCGTATGGTTTATCTGCTTCATAATATTCTGCTAAGTCGGCGTATGTAGCATTCAATCTTGAACCAGAACTCAATGACCAGTTACCAGTAATTGTACCTACTGTTACATTGGAACCGGCTGTTAACGTTGTGGCTCCTACTGTACCAGTAAATGTAGGTAAATAACTTGCTACATTGCTATTACTATATGCACCCGAAAAACTAATAGCTACCCCATTAGCATAATAATAATTGTCTGTTTTAATTCCGCCGGTTGTAACGTTAGCACTAACAGTAACACTTGTTAATGTACCAACACTTGTAATATTTGGTTGCGCCGCAGTTGTAACAGTACCTGCAGTTGTCGCACTACCTGCAGTTGTTGCATAAGTTGCATTGGCTACAGTACCGGTTACATTAGCACCGGGAATAGATGTTAATCCAGTAGCCGCGCCATAATGTGTACCAGTTACATTTGCACCACTGATGTTGCCGGTAACTGCTAATGATGTTAATGTGCCAACACTTGTAATATTTGGTTGTGCCGCAGTTGTTACAGTACCTGCAGTTACAGCATATGTTGCATTAGCTACAGTACCGGTTACATTAGCACCGGGTATTGAAGTTAACCCAGTAGCTGCGCCATAATGTGTACCAGTTACATTTGCACCACTGATGTTGCCGGTAACTGCTAATGATGTTAATGTGCCAACGGATGTAATATTTGGTTGTGCGGCTGTTGTTAATGTACCGGTTAATAATGTACCCGACACATTACCTGCAGTTACATTTCCTGGAATAGCAACTGCACCTGTAATTTTATTGAATGTAAATCCAGCATTACCTTGAATTACATTATTATCGTTAAATTGAATTGTTGTGTTGCTTCCGCCGGCAGCGGCTGCCCCGCCACCTGATGAAATTACAGAAGTAGCTATACCTGTATTTGCAGTAGCAGTTAGTGTAGTAGTATTCAAACCAGCAGTCA